AACAACAAAATTTGAAAAATATACCGGACAAAATAGGGATTATATCAAAAAAGAAAAGGAGAGAGCAGATGTATACGGATAGAGGGAGTTTTTGCCATGCAAGGAAGTTTTTTAGTCATTTGACAGGGTGCTGGAAACCAGAAGCAAGAGAAAAACTTGTTGCTTTGTTGAAAGAAGAGCGAGAACTAAGAAAAAATAAGTTATTGGAGGTGAAATAATGGCGGTTTATTATTGCATCAAGAAAGATTGTTTTTTTCATGATAAGTTTAAGACTACTGGTTGCAGTAGTTGTATGGTGAAAGAGTGTCTAGCGTCTGATTGCGAAGACTTCTTTGAACCAAAGGAAGGGGGGTAGCGTGATGGAAATAAGAGATGTTTTATATTTACCATCAGGAAGAATATTATTACAAAAAACTGATGATGATTATATAATTGAATCTACGGAAATGCGTGATGTTGCTATTGAAGGGAAATTACATTCAAATGTTAGATGCACACAGAATCCACAAGAGATATGGAAGCATTTGGTTCCATATGAAAAAAAATGGTTAATGACGGTAAGCACACAAAAAGGATGCACACATAGTTGTAAGTTTTGTGATGTTGCAACATTGCCTTTTAAAGGAAATCTTACGCAAAAAGAAATAGAATCACAGATTTTTAATCTTTTGAATAGTAGTCCTTATGTAACTAAATCGAACAAAGTAAAAATAGGATTTGCTAGAATGGGAGAACCTGCATGGAATATAGATAATGTTCTTGGAGCAATGAGAAATCTTCCAAATATTTCAAGTTCGCTTAGCCGTGGTTTTAATTGGCTACCTTGTTTTAATTCTATCCTTCCAAGAAGAGCTAATGTTCTCAGTCAAGTAATTGATTTTAAGGAGTCGGCATACAAAGGGAACTTACATTTGCAAGTATCTTGTAACTCTACTGATGAAAATCAAAGAAAAGAACTTTTTGGTGGAGCAGATGTTATAACACTAGATGAAGTAATAAGCATCGTAAATAAAGAAAAAATAACAAATAGAACAGTTACCCTTAATTTTATAGCCATGCAAGGCATAGAGGTATCAGTCGAAAAGTTACAGAAAATGGGTTTGACAGGAGATAAGTTTACCGTGAAGCTCATACCACTAAATGCAACAAACAACGCTAATAATAACAACTTAAAAACTGTTGCTAATTATTCCAACTATGAAAAGTTACTGGAACTTAAAGAAGAGTTTACAAAAAATGGTATACCGGTAGTGGTAGACGCTATTGCTAAATGTGAGGAGGCAGGATTATGCTGTGGACAACTAGCCCAAATATATCTGTAATTACAAATTTTGGATGTCGTGCTGATTGTTGGTATTGCATCTGGAAAGGTCACAAATTAGAGCATGTTAGAGAAGAAACAGACTGGATAAAATTAGAAAAGTTTTTGACTGGCAATAGAGACAAAGGGAAAGTTTCAGTGTCTGGTGGCGGTGATTGCCTATATCGGTATGATAAATATGTTGGATGGTGGATAAAGTTTTTTGAGTTAACCGAAAGATTAGGAATGCTGGTAGATGTACACACCAGAGAAAAGTTTACGCATCAGTCTTTTTGGAGAAAACATATTAATAGGTGTGTGTTTTCTTCGGATAATCTAAAAAATGATAAAGACTACCTAATTTATCTGTCTAAATTATGCAAAATAAGAATTACGCATTTAGTAACTGCTCATACAACAATAGAAATGATAGAAGAATATTTACAGTTTCAAGAAGAGGTTAATTGCCAGTTTACCGTAAAGGAGTTAGTAGGATACTCTGATGGAGGAATGTACAAAAAAATAAGGAAAGAGTACCCGGAAGTATATCACCTGGACGAGGGAGATTATAATATTTATTACATGCCAAATAATACGGTTACTGATTGTTTTTTGTAATTGCCTGGAATCGTATGTATCCAGAAACAAAGATAAGGGGGGTGAAGTAATGGCGGTTTATTATTGCATTAAGAAGGATTGTTTTTTCCATGATAAGTTTAAAACTACTGGTTGCAGTAGTTGTATGGTGAAAGAGTGTCTAGCGTCTGATTGCGAAGACTTCTTTGAACCAAAGGAAGGGGGGTAGCGTGATGGACGACAATTTGTCATTTGTAAACGATGCTATGCAGTTAATGTGTTATACACGAAACAAGGATGATATAGATAACGGGCATATAATTCTGCTAAACGGTATCAATAACTTAATAGCTAAGAACAAAGCGGAAGCCGAGGCAAGGGTCAGGGCTGAGGTCGTGAATCAAATAAAAAAGCTATTTTCGATAAAAAACAATTAAACAGCAATCTTTTATCGTTAATAACAGAAAAAATCAATACCACGGAGCAGTAAAAAGTGTATAATAAAAGAGCGGAAGTAAATCACAAAACAATATGGGGCACAAATCCGATACTTCCGCAAGAGTTCTAAACTTGTGCCCCTCCAATTTATAGTCTGTAACGACTTTAATCTAGGGAGGTGATTAATGACAAAATATAGCGAAAAATGGGACGAGATAGCGAATGACGAACACATCGATGACCAGTTCGATAAGATGGCAGAAAGCGAGGGGGAATAAATAATGAAAAACTTAGAATTATGGAACAAAGTGAGTAAGCCACCAGAAAAAAGGCTTAAAACAATCGGAGGTGGAAGACTTAAAGGGATGACTGATATTAATCCTCAGTGGAGAATATTAGCGTTAACTGAGCAATTCGGTATTTGTGGCATAGGCTGGAAATATTTAATAGATAAAATGTGGACAGAAAAAGGAACAGATGAGCAAATATTAGCGTTTGCTCAAATATCTTTGTTTATTAATATAGATAATAACTGGAGCGATGCTATTGTTGGCGTTGGTGGTAGCATGATGATTGATAGAGAGTTGAATAAATGGGCTAAGGAGGGAGAAGAGAAATACAAATATAACCAAAATGATGAATGCTATAAAATGGCAATAACCGATGCCTTATCGGTTGCTTGTAAGATGATTGGCATAGGTGCAGAAATATACTTAGGAAATTGGAATGGTTCTAAGTATATAAACCAAGAAGATAAACAAACAGATAGCATAGAAGATACAGTAAGAGAAGAAGTATCTTTGATTGATACTTATGAAGAACTAAAAAGCTTTTATACAACAAATAAAAATAAATATAATAAATACGCTTGGTTCAATAAGCTTATTGAAACAAGAAAAGTTGAACTAGAATCAAAGGGGGTTTCTAATAATGGAAATAATTGATTGTGTTCAAGGTTCTGATGAATGGTTCAACGCTCGAAAAGGGAAGACAACGGCTTCAAAAGCTGATGTTATTCTTGCCAACGGCAAAGGATTGGAAACCTATATTTACGAGATAATGGCAGAATATTATTCATCCGAAGAAGAAGAAAAATATACGAATGATGCTATGGAAAGAGGGAGGATTATTGAGTCAGAAGCAAGAACAATATACGAGCTTGAAACTGATAACATCGTTCAACAAGTAGGGTTTGTTAAGTATAATGATTATATCGGTTGTTCACCTGACGGATTAGTAGGAGAAGACGGATTAATAGAGATAAAATGCCCCATGAATAAAACATACTTAATATATTTGCTAACTGGAGAAATTGATAAAAAATATTACTCACAGATGCAAATGCAGATGTTAATAACTGGTCGTAGTTGGTGTGATTATGTTGTTTATCATCCTGCATTTAAGAAAAATATTGTAATAAAAAGGGTTTTTGCAGATAAAGAAGTACAAGAAAAACTATTGTTATCTTTTAAGATAATAGAAGAAAAAATAAAAGAAATAAAAAATAAAATGGAGGATAGTGAAAATGGGAAAACTGAATAATTATTGTTGTGAGGGTAACTTAGTTACTGACCCTGTTTTGAAGATACCAGCTAATATTGAAAAGGCTATTTGTTCTATGAGAATTGCAATTAACACTGCATACAAAAGCAAAGATAGCAACGACACTATCTTTATGCGGGTTGTAGCTTTCGGAAAGCTTGCAGAAGTATGTGCTGAATATCTAAAAAAGGGGCAACCAGTAATCGTAACTGGTAGATTAAAGCCTAATAACTGGACTACAAAAGAAGGTGAAAAGAGAAACGAGATAGAACTACACGCTTCTGATATAAGTTTTCAAGGCAAAAAAACAGGAGTATTAGAGCCTAAACCAGAAGAATCATTAGTAGAAGAAGACAATACTCATGACGATATACCGTTTTAATATATGTTAGATATTAAACCATATCGCTCACATGGGCGGTATGGTGGAAAGGATAAGTTCAATGATTACCGAATTAAAAAAAATTTTTGACCATTACGGCAAAAATAATCAACTGATGAAACTTGTCGAGGAGTGCGGAGAGCTGATAACCGCTATTGCAAGAAAAGACGAGGCTAACATTATAGAAGAAATGGCAGAT